CTATGTGCGGACTGTTGGCAATTCACTTTCTCGGGCGCTGGGCCCGTTCATAACCGAGGTAATCACCATGCTGGTACAAATGGGCCTTTGTAAGGGCGTCACTTCCAAAGAAAAGCCAAACGGCATCATCGAACATTACCTGGTGCTTACTGCTCCTGGTAAAGACCAGTTCGGACAAGAAACCGAACAGTCGGTCGGCCTGAAAGTCTCCAAGCGCCAACTCGATTCGGGCATTGAAAATGCCTACAAGAAGTACATCGGCCAGCAAGTAGCCGTCCCGGTATATGCCAAAGCGTGGAAGTCCAAAACGGGCACTGCATTCGGCATGGACCTCTGGCTGTCTGATGACGGTCTGCCTGTACCAGTTCAGCGCGTACAACCGCGTCCTGCTGCAGTTTCTGGCGCTAACTAATGGACACGTACGTCTGCACCGAACTTGTTAACGGCGTCTGCCAAACATGGGTAGTGCAGTCGTCAATTATTCCGCCTCTCGGTGTAACTGATGGGCTGAAACTAGGCTGGGCCGTTGTTGCGTGTTACGGCGCTGCCTGGGGATGTGGTTTGTTAACACGCTTTCTTCTATCTCACGAAAGGAACTGAAAAATGGATGGCTCGATGATTCCCGCTGATGTACTGACCGCTATCACTGCTCTCAAAGGTGATGTCCAGACCATCGGCGGCGCTATGTTCGTCGTTGTTCTGGTAGTTGTGGCTTTCGCCTACTTCCGCCGCTCCGCTCGTTAATCGAGCCTCGGCAACTAGGGGGCTTAGCGGCCCCCTTTTTTATTGGAGTTCCGAATGGAAGTTGCAAGCTGGGAGTATTCAGGATGGCTAGTTGTTTTCGTTATGGTCTCGTCTTTCTGGCTGCTGTTCTATACAGCTTCCAAGTGACCTCTGCTGAGCTTACACCGATAATTGATCCGGGCACCGGGGCTAAGATATATGTCCCCGCATCTGACGGCCTTCGTCAGTCTCGAACCTTTACATCCTCAGCCAATGTTTCAGGGATTGGGCAGGTTAGACTTCCGACCACATACACTAAGCACCTAGGATGGCCAAAGGTCGGCAATATCGTTAAGACGACCCTCAAGTCTTCGCCACAAGCTATTATTAGTGCCGCAGCAATTGGTTATCTGATAGAGCAAATCCCTGGCGGCTCCATCAAAGATGGTGCTCCAGTTAAAACAGTAAATGGCTCTATTATCCCTATGGGCCAAACATCAACTCAGTATTTTTGGGAATTCCAGCAGACACCATTTTCAAGGGGAACCACCCCGACCGCTGCATGTCAGGCATACATAGCTACAAGGCAAACCACATATACGATCTATTCGATGACCAAAGTCACTGAAACTGAATATCAGTGCCGTTGGGGTTCTGAGTTCTCCACCTTTACTGATATCGTTGCTCGTAAAGGAAGTACCTGTCCTGCTGGTTCTACATATGATTCAACTGTAGGTGCATGTCGAGGGACTACTCAGGTTCCTTTTACCACTGCTGACTACGACACCTTGGGAGGCTCCGTAGGCAACCTTCCTTCGTCTTACTGGTCTGACTTCGGCCCTATATTTGGCGATATACCGGGCTCATTTGATTACCCGGACTCTACAGCGTTTACTGGTCCTCCATCCGTTGAGCTTCCGTCTACAAGGACCACCACCACCAACCCCGCCACTGGTGATGTGACCGTTGTAGAAAGTATTCCTTCTGTTCGTTTCGATTATTCTTCATCGCCTCTTTCCATAAGCGCAACCCCGACCACCACCACCACTACGTATCAGAATGGGACAGTTACTAGCACGTCTACCACTACCACAAACAACACTCAAAACAGCAATGTAACCATTACTCCGCCTACTACAGAAACCCCTACTGATTGCGCATTCATGCCTACAGTTTGTGCTTTTATCGACTGGGTTAAACAGCCTTTTACTGAGCAGGCGCCGGATTTCTCCGATCTTATTGATGATCAAGATTTTTCAGAGTCCATAACGATCTCGGGCAATGCAACGTGCCCAACTCCTACAATGATCGAAACAAACCTCGGCTCTTTCGAATTTAGCTGGCAGCCTGCTTGCACTTGGGCGGGAATGATCAAACCGCTTGTTATCATTGCTGCACTAATTGCAGCCATCTATATCAGTCTTGGCGTAGCGAGGTCGGAATAATGCCTGCGATACTCGTAACCATCGGCGTTTACATCATATCTAGCGTCATAGCTAAGATATTCGTTGCTCTTGGCATAGGCGTTTTTACTTATTACGGATTGCTCTCGCTCGTTGAGCGACTTGTGCAGCAGGTGCAACTTGCTTTTGGCGGCCTGCCTGCTCAAGTAAGTCAAGTTCTCAGCATTGCCGGAATTCCCGAGGCGCTATCTATCGTTTGTAGTGCCTTTATCACTCGTGCCTCTATTCAGGCCATACAAACTTTCTTTGGTTCGCGCTCATGATTACGCTAATCACTGCTGTTCCAGGTAGCGGCAAAACTCTTTACTGCATCGGTTTGATCCTCAAGGCAGTAGAGGAGGGCAGACCTGTCTATTCCAACATCGCCGGTCTGAAAATCCCTCAGTGCCACCCGGCTCCCGATGACTGGCGAGACACTCCTGAGGGTTCGCTCGTCGTTTACGACGAGGCTCAGCAGCCGCACCTATACCCATCCACCGCCCACCGTGGCGAGGTCAAGGACGAGCGCCTACGGCAGATGGAAGTTCACCGTCATACCGGCCATGACCTCGTTTTTGTCAGCCAGTCGCCTAGCTTCCTTCACCATCACATCCGCAAGCTTGCTGGCGAGCACATCCACCTGTACCGCGCTTTTGGTGCCAAGATCGTCACCAAGTACACTTGGCAACACACTGTCGATTCCCCGAATGACCGTGGCGAGCAGGGCAGAGCAGATAGCGTCCCATGGAAGTTTCCCAGGGAGCATTTCAAGTATTACCAGTCGGCTACCATCCACACTCACAAGTTCAAGATGCCCAAGAAGCTGGCGGCACTCTTGATATTCATTGTCGCTGTAGCCGGCCTCGTCGTTTGGAATGCTTCAACCAATCAGAACAGTCTTCTGACTGGCTCAGGTGCTGACATCCATCAACCTGTTGCCTCTGCAACGGCAGCGCCTTCTGAGCCCGGTGGTGTACGCGCAGCGGCCACCACGGGCCAGAAGAAAGCGCTGCCAGCTACGACAACGCTCTATGACTGGTCAGAAACCGAGACGGCCAAGCCTGTTGCTGGCTGCATCTACAATGCGACCCGTTGCCAGTGTTTCGACGCTTCCGGTTCGCTCTACGCGATGGCTCATGCACAATGCCTGTCCGTGGCATCGAACATGCTGCCGCGATCCATCAACGTAGGAGGTTCTAGTCGTGGGTCTTCAAGACAGGGAATGGTTTCAGGAGAGTCTCAACAATCGCTCATCGGTGCGAACCCATTTGCCGAGGCAGCAACTCCGGCGCCGGGGGTTCTTTAGTCATTTCTTCGTGCTTGTCCTGGGCATTGTGATCGGCATGGTCGTTGCCGATCTTCACTGGCTCGACATGCTGCGGCAGCAGCTCCCGTTCTGATTGGGCGCTTCCCATAATGGAGATTATGAAATGATCCTGAGTTATGAGCTGGTCGATAACCCTGGCCACGAGTACGAAGACGAAGTTCATACCCAGTTCGATGCGTGTGTCAGGCTTCAGTCAATCGAACCGTTTTGTGTCTGGTGGGAACTAACGGACGGTTCTGGTGAGCCTGTCATGTCGTCATAGGCGCTTCGCATAAT